ATCAAGAGCGTACCGACTTCTGAAACCCGCTTCAGCGAGCAGCAACTTTCCGCTTTAAGGGAAAGTACTGCCGTGCAAGTTCGTCTCACCTTAAATGGTGAGTTCGTTCCAATGCACCCAAAGGATGTACACCAGGCCTTGGACCTGGCCAAAACACGCCAACGCGTGTCCCTACCTCTGATTGATTCCGAATGGACCAGGGATCTTTCACTTACAACTGGACATCCGTCCACGTTCCTCAGTGCCGTCATAGCACGATATGCGAGCGCCCCCGATTTCAAGGGGCACAACTGGAACATCATGCCGATGCTCGAGTCCCTGCTGCGCAACTGTGACGTCATTGTCCCTTGGAGCCGGCCACGCTTTGTGGAACACGCAAAGAAAGGCTGGCCCGCCAGAAAAGTCGCCCGATACTTGAACGCACTTGACACCCAGCACGAGCGCCTCGATCCACCTGAGAAGGTGATCGCTGGCAAGTCGTCCGAATTGTTAAAGTGGCGGGTGAATGACGAAGGCAACCAATATGTGAAAATGCGAGCAATCTTTCCGTATCCTCCAGAAGTACATACGAAGAATGATTGCATCCTTTGGGCCCTGGCCGCGAAGGAGATAGTGTGTGATGCACTGAATCAAAGCGCATATGAAGCAGAAGGCAAGCCAACGCTGTTCATCAGAGTCCCAAAGAAAGGGACCAACTCGGAGATCGCCCAGATACTCAATGAAATGCCGAAAGGCTTACTTTCTATGATAGCTGGTGATGATTCCCTTGACGCTTTACGTACCACGAACGGGAAGATGTGGACTACTGCGGCCGATCTAGAATCTTGTGATACCACACTAGGAGAACTGATCGAGCCTGTCTTGAAAGCCTTGACTTCTAAAGGGCTTCCTGACGTTGTCGCCGACCACGTGCGCGACACCTGCACAGGTCCATTCACCTTTGAGCACCATGACACGGACGAGCATGGCGACCCTTTGTTTTACAAAGTCGTCGTGCGCATTATGAGGATCAACGGGAGCGGACACTCCCTCACCACATTGTTGACTGTTTTAGTCAACGCTTCCATCAAGCTTAGAGCTTGGGAGTTGTGGAACGGGGAGCCGCCAACCTGGCCACGCGCCTTAAGGGCTGCTTGCGCCGAATTCGGAACCAGAGTGAGCATCGAGGACCACGGTAATGATGGAATGAACCCGATCGGCATGGACACATTTTTGTCCTGCGTGCCGATGCGCGAGAAGAAAATTGGAAAGCTGTTCTCATTGGGCGGCGAATACAGATTTCCTATCGTAGCGATTCCAAAAGGTCATATCAAAGCACTTTTCATTAAAGGAGTGCGAGGAGAACTAAAAGGTAAGACCAACCTGGCAGGCATCGCCGCCAGGGCCCGCGACCCAGCTTTCACCCATACCTGGATGGGGATGGCAATGAGGGGAGCCATGTGCCGTTTCCTTGTTGGGAAACCAGTTCCACCTGAGGAAGGGGAGCCGAAGAACCCATACAAGTTGAGATACGAAGAGTTGGAAGAACCACTCATCGACATGAGCTCTGAGCTGGCGTACTACCAGCAATTTGGCGACTTTACAATGGCCGACTTCGTCTTTGAGATGGCCAATTGGAGCAGAGTCGAAGAATTCCCTGTGACTAATGTCGGAAACCAATTCCGCATTCTCGCAGCGGTCGCGCGGGCGCAATACGGCCTGGGTTAAATTCCCGGGCGCACGGTTAGAGCGG